GACCTTGCGTGACATGATACTGATCTCCTACTTTAACCACCTTAAAGCCGGTTGTTAAAAAAGCAGCGTCGCCATAGTGATCAAGGTTAGCCAAGCGTTCGCGTTCATCGATACCAAATAAACGCGCGGTATAATCAATTTGCCAAGTACTGGCATCAACATGGATCCCAGTTAGGCGTTGTGCATTGCTATAATGCATCATGATCGAACGAGTCATGGCATTACCATCTTGCTCGCCAATAATGGTTTTGGTTTTTACAATCGTTGGTAAATGAGAAATAGCCGCAATCACCCCGGAGGCTTTATTGCGTAATCCCATCCAGTTAAATTCAAAATCGCCCACCTCAGTGCCCATGGACAATGAATACACCACGGCATTGTCATTAACGTAACCCGTTTGTGTAACCGCATGCGTGAACACAATTAGCTCTTCATCTGGTAACCCTTCTTGACGATCAATTGCTACATTAGGATCTTGTTGAGGAATATGGGCAAACACAAATTCATTCAACTCAATAGGTTGTGACAAGGCTTCTTGCTGTGCTTTGTACTGTTCAAATGCTAAGGTAATAATACTTTGTGACATGCTTAATCCTCTAACACTGCAACGCTACACGTTTGCTGCCAGTCAATCGCTGACACAGTACGTAATAAGCTAACTTCATGCGTGACTTGGAATTCATAACGACGGCATGTACGTCCGTATTGTCGAATGATTGCAGCCAATAAATCGTTATTAACAGAAAGTTGTTCATCGTCTAATTTAAATGAAACAATATCCCAATCTCGTCCGCCTAAACGTTCATTAACGATGACAGAGCCAACACCTAAACGTTTAAAAATTTCAATAAACCCGACCACATCACCGGAGTTTTTGGCATTAACTAATGCGTATTTCACACGTTTTCTAAACAGTGCTAATGGTTCATTAGTAAAGCGTTTAATGTCTCTGTCCCACGCCATAATATCCAGGAGGGTTTCACTACATTCCAAGGCATCAGCTTGCTGTGTAGGCAATAACAAATAGTCTTTTAAGGTATTGAAAAAATGTGAGACGCCTTGTGATAGCAAATAAGGCTCTTTAGGCTCTTCAGTGTCCTTAATAATTGTTTTACCATCTTGCCACCAAGGCACGACACTTTTCGGTAGCCCTGGCTCTTGGTGATTACTCACTGAAAACCTCCTTCACCGATAAATTAGCAATACGAGGCTGTGCTAAGGTACTCACAATATCTTCTTGAATTTCGTCATTAACAGTTATTTTGACTGATTTGATCACGTCAATATTTTGATGTAATTCAGTACACAATAATGAAATACTAAAACGAGAAAATGGTTTAGCACGCGTCATATCGGCGAAGGCTTCCGTTTCACGAAATGCCGCACGGATACGATCTTCTACTTCAGTTAATGCCAGCGTTTGTTTTGTCGCATTGGTATTTTCATTAAAAATAACATCTGTAGTTAACGTATACATTGCATCGGGCATCGCAAGACAAGTTAACTTGTCTCCATGTCCATGAAAGCCTCCCTCCATAATATGGCTATTAAGTGAAGCTAATACATTGGTTGGTGTTGGCCCCACTTCCATCACGATATAGGCATTGGCGGTACCGGGATCTACATCGCCAGTGTTAATAAAGAAAATATTGTCACTGCGAATACCTGCAACGCCAGCAATAATAGAGCGATATGTATCATCAATATGCCAGCTCCCTGCGGCATTAAACGTATTCTGTAAGCGTAAAGCGAGCTCTTCATCAGTTTCCGCATTAGCACCTAATGTCGTGATCCAATTGGCGGCATTAACCGCTTTATCAATGCCCGGTAACTCTTTGGGTAAAATGTTGTAATAACCAGCCGCTAAGTTATAAGCAAGTCCGGGTTCCATGGCTTCCACTAATACTTCGCCAGCATCAAGCCCAACATCAAGAACGGTCTCTTGTAGTACTTTTAATTGGTAGGTAACACCATCAATGGGTAAGGTTTGTATGATCGCCCCGGCTTCAATCGTGACCGCATCATTACGATTTTTTTTCGTAAAAGTGATCAGACCTTGGGTTTTCACCGCTTCTTTCACCACCACATTTAATTCCCATGCTTTAAGCTCAAGCGCCCAGCGTTGTGCCGTTGCTACAAACATATTAGGCATAATATATTGCACCATCAGGACATTGATTAACCAATTCACCGGTTTGATCACAGCGGCTCTTACCCAACTCCAAAAAGGTGACATCACTGAGTCATTGGCTAACAGGCTACCAGCACCAGAGACTTCTTGTTTTAACACTTCTTCTAAAGCTTCTTCAGTGATTGGCACTTCAGATTCTTTGAGAATAGAAGAGAAGTTAATGGTTGGTCGTTTATTCATAGTGTTACCTCTATATTGCCCGTTGAGCCGTATTCATAAGTGTCTGCCGTCAACATAATGTCGCCAATGCTCACTTCCGTGACGCTCGCTGACCCAGGAATGATGCGTACATCAGATTCAATTAATTGTTCCATTTGGATCAGTGCATCTTCGCGTAGTGTTGGACTACGTTCTGCGACTAATCCAACCAATAATCCACTTTCCATCATTGCGTGTTTAATGTCCTGAGCAATACTGTATAAACCATCGCAAATAGCGGGCTGTTGACCGGCATCGATCTCCCATCCACCATCGACGACTTTAATATCGACATACTGTTGATTATCCGGCATTTAATTCTTCCCATTGCGCTAACATATCGGGTGTAAACGGTTGTTGCGCGTTGATTGTAATATCCCCATAGGTGCGGTTATTACTTGATTGTTGTTTATGATTGGTGGTTGCGTTCTGTACCATATTGGCAGGCAACTTAGTTTGGTTTTGTGGCTGTTTATACGAGATAACATTCGACTGCAATGGTTGTGCAGTGGTTTTATTATGCTGATTTGCAGCAGCAACCCCTTGGCGGTCTACCTTCGAATTAAAATCTGATAATTCAGCAACCTTGTTAAATTTAGGCGTCACTTTCAGGGTTTGATGAGCAGCTTTTAACTCTGGCATTGCTTCTGCGTTTTGATTAACAGCTTTCAGCTCTGGCGTCACTTTCAAGGTTTGATGAGCAGCCTTGAGTTCTGGTGCCTCTTTCATCTCTGAATCGACATCGATATTAATACCCGGGATCATGTTTAATTTATCAATCACCCAATCGATGGTATCGCCCAAAAACTTAAATGCAGCACTATCTAAAAATGCAGCTTTAATTTCATCCCAATAATAGATGGCCGCTACAATTGCTGAGATTAAACCTACGATAGCAACAACAACCCACACCATCGGGTTAACTGCTAAAGCAGCATTAAATAACCAAGTCGCAGCAGTCATTAACATTGTTTGATTACGCAAAAAAGAAAAAGCAGCACTTAGCCCATTCATTGCAATTTGGCCAGCAAGCAATGCGGTATTAGCAACAAAGTTAGCAGCAGTAAACAACCATGTTGCCCCGGTTGATAATAATGTTTTAATACGCAATTTTGCGAATAGCCAACTCAAGCCTTGCATCGTTAAATTCCAGCCTGCGACTAAATTAGTAGCAAAACCAACAGCCGCAGACCATAGAGGGACTACACTCGCAAAATACGTCACAGCAAGCGCTGCTGCCGTGATTATCTTCCCTAGTATTGGAAATTTATTTATCCAGTTTGTCACTGTAGAAAGGCCGTCAATCATTCCATTAGAAAGAGACGTAACAATAGGAACAATAGAAGAAAAAACAGAAGCATTTAGGTTATACCATGCGGCTTGTAAACGCTTCCAAGGATCAGCCATTTTTGAAGCGGCAGCTTCGGCATTTTTCATACCATCAACTTCACCTAAGGTCGTAATCGCTTTATCAAGCTTCCCTGTATCTTTAATTAATAAAGTGATCATTTTAGCGGCTTGTGTTGAACCAAAGGCTTTACTTAACTCTAACCCCTCCGCATTACTAATAGTTTCACCGAAACGATCTTTAAGCAGGTCTAAAATATCAACCATAGGTAAAAGTTGACCTTGGCTATCATTAAAGCTAATGCCTAACGAACTTTGAGCTTGCTCGACGCCCCCTAAGAAAGCACTGTACTCTTCACCAGCACTGGAAGCAGACATAGAAGATTGTAATGTCCCTAATATTGCCATTTGTTCATTCATGCCAACACCAACATCGGAAGCATTTTTACCAACCATGGAAAATGCTGCACTCATGTCGTTGCCTGTGACATTAAACATTTCACTTGCACGCGAGGTCATGCCAACCAGTGTTTCAACCCAATTAACTTTGCCTACCTTATTTGCCTCGGTTTTAAATGCATTAAACATATTAGCGAAGTATTTAGTCGTATCCTGAGTACTTGTTTTTGTGACCGTAGAAAAAAGACTAGATGCTTTTGAAAATTTAATTAACTCTTGTCCATCAAGATCTTTCATGGCTTTTTTCATCTTGTAAGATGAATCAATAAAATCTAAAGTCGAGGTACCATATTGAGTTGAAAAACTCATTGACGATTTCTTTAATTCATCAAGTACCTTACCAGTTACACCTAATGAAGCGATATCACCTAGTTTTTTATCAACCTCCAATGCAGGCATGAATAAATTTGTCAAAAAAGTCCCAGAAGCAGCTAGCTCATTAGTGCCTTTCTGCATTTTGTCTAAACCGC